GTTACAACTTGTTCTTGCAAGTATTTTTGAGCCTTAACATCCTTATTGATATTCATGCCTTTTAGATTAGGTATAACTCTATGACCATGCTTCATATTCATTAGTGATTCGTAAATAGCCTTTGGATATGCGTTGGGTGCCGAAGGTTGTGCTACGATATCAACAGTGATGATTTCAAAGTCACTGACTTTTCCATCCATGTCGTTTACGTTGCCACTACCGCGACTTGATACACCTAACTTAACACCGCTTTCTAACATTGTTTTTATAAGTTGTCCCATTGGTGTTGGTAGTATTTTTAGTTTACCAAAACCATTTGCACCATCCATCCACATATTATTAATCATATGTGATACTCTATCTAAATTGATTTTTAGATCATCTGGATGATCGACTTCACCTAAAACAGAATAACCTTCAGTTATTTGTTTATTCAATGTATCTACGGCTTTTTCAATTTCATCCACGGGGTAGACTCGCTCATTTGCATTGCGAACTCCCCCTTGGATAAAAATGCCCTTCATATAAAGGGTTTTAAGGTCACCTTCTTCCTTAACCGACTCGACAACCATATTTGCCTTGTCGAATGTCAAGTTTTCACGAAGATATAAAGCCATTTTACAGGTTACCTATTAAATCTTCTTTTTAGCTACTTTTTTAGCTTCAGCTACTGGGCTTTTTGTATTGACACCAGATGCTTGTGCTTTATGTGCAGCAGGAGCTTTTTCTAAATTCTGATCTTTATGCCCTGGAGCATTCTTAAATTGACCAGCGTGCTTAACTTGTGTTTCACCCTTAGCATAACTATTGCTTGGTGCTTTTGGTGCTGTTGGAACTGTTTCAGCTTGACCACTAAACTTTACTGGCTTGCTGTCCATTCCTGCTTGTCCTGAATTAAAAGTTGTTGGGCTTTTTGGATTTGCACCGTCATCTCCGCCGATCTTAGAACCATATAGTCCCTTGACGCTTTGAAGTTGTACAGCTTCCATGACATCTTCTTCCATGTCCTCTTCTTCACCTTCGGCTACTTCCTCTTCTTCGCCTTCTTCTTCATCGCCCATATCTTCCATGTCTTCTTCATCAGACATGTCTTCTTCTTCATCACCCATAATTCTTTCAAAATCGGCCATCAATTGATCTAGCTTGTCTTCAATACGAACAACAGCATCTTCAATTTCTTCATGTTCTTCATCTTCCATATCGCTGGCATCCATGTCAACGACTTCATCATCCATTTCAACATCACCGTCGCTATCAACGTCTAGATCCATTTCAGCATCCATTTCGTCATCAGCTTCAGTCATGCCCATTTCTTCTTCGGCACTTATTTCATCTAATAGATCACCTACTTGTCCACCCATACCTTCATCCATGTCATCTGACATTTCTTCATCCATGATGGACTCATAGATTTCTCTAGATTTTTCAACAACTATTTCGTGAAATAATTCACGGGCTTGTTCTTCGTTCTCATTGATAATGAGATCGATAAGTTTTTCAAACTTCTTATTATCCATTATGTGTTTCTCCTATGTAAAATGGCTTGTAAGCTTATTTACACTATATGCAGAAAAATAGCGTTAAATGTGCTATTTTTTTAAGTTTTTATAGGCCAGGAGCTTGTGCTTCGGGTTTTGGACCGTATTGGATATGAATCTTTTTTAGATTTTCTTTAGTTTCGTAATTTCTAACATCAAGCATTTTTCTCAATTTTCTTATTTGCTTTAATGTTAATTTGGTTTTACGAGATTGTTTATAGATAGGTCTACTATTATCATCGCTGATATCTTGATAGCCATTTATCGGTGGATCATATAATTCTAGTAACAACATAATGATTCCTTTACGCTGGAGGTGCAGCTCCAGCGGCAGCGGGTGCAGCTCCTGGTGTAGCTGATTGAACAGGTCCTGCAGTTTCAGGAGCAGTAACTTCAGGTTCTATTTCGTCTGGTGCATTTTCTATTTGTTCTGCTGTTTCAGCATCAGCCTGTATGTCACCAACACTTAATCCTATATTACGTAAGTCAGAACCTTTTGGTTTTTCTTCACCATCTTTATTATTTTCTTCTCTCCATAACTTTTCATTTTTAGTAATCTCTTCTTGAGTTAATCCTAAAAATCTCTCTAATGCAAATCTTTTGCTTATATACGGAAAAGCTTCCATTGACTGAAAAGTACTGACTCTACTAGTATCTAATTCACTTTGACGATATTTTGCGAAATTTTGAGGTGGATTAAACTTTAATGAAAACAGACCACTATCAATATTGAACCCTCTCCAACGCAAGAATAATTTAAATTCTTCGTCTAGTTTCATTCCCATGTAATTTTGCAAACGTTCACAATATTGATTGAATCTGAACTCTTGTATCATTGCAGTTCCAACACGTCCATCACTTAATGGAGTTGAGTTATCATCTGGGCCAGTTGGCAAATAACTACTTGGAACACGTAAACCACGTGCCAATCTGTTATTGAAATAACGCAAATCGTCAATTTCACCCAAATTTTGTCCACCAGGTAAAACTTCTACACTAGAACCTCTACCATCAGCAGTTACTGGGAAGAAATAATCTTCGTTCATTGAAAGTGGATTATATGAAGCATCTACTATAGATTGCCCACCATACAATGAAGGTATTCTACGTTGATGTATTTCGTTTTTAATACGTTCTACGAATGCCATAGCCATGTGACTTGGCATATTACCAACGTCAATCTTGAACATTCTACGTTCAGGTGCACGTTGAACACGATAAATTAGAACAGCATCTTCTAGCAATTCTTTTTGTTTATATACTTTGAAAATATTTTCTAATATAGATTGACCAAACGGCCAAAAACGATCTAATCCTTCTGTTAAGCTTAAATGCAATATATGTTTAGCATCGATTGCACTTTCGCTTTGACCTAATGTAAATCTAGATCCAGTAGTGTTGTATGGCATAGCAGGGACAGTATATGGTGTATTAGTTCCTCCACCTGTTCCACCTAAACCAGTAGCAGGATTAGCTGCAAAGTCTGTATTTGTTTTTTGTGCAACACTAAGATTTTGTAAATTTATGTTGAGGTCTTTAAGAACATATTGTTCTGGATTTTTACCTTCACTTTCATTTACGATAACCTTAATTACTTTTACCATATCTACCCAATATAGTTTAAAGTTTTCTGGATCACGTACAAAAACTTGATCACCATATTTTATGGTGTTACGAAACATCTTAAATATTCTCTGATCAAACTCATTGAGTTTGCACCATTCTTGTAACTGTTTTTTAAGAATATCAACTTCGTGTGGAGTTGGATCATCCTTAAATTCAAACATGAATGGGGTTTTATTTTGTTCATTTCGCATTGTGCTGAACTCTGAAATGATGTCTAGACATGCGTTGATTTCAGCATCAACGTCCATCATTTCATATTGGTTGTATCGTTCAATTCTATTTGGATGACCAGTGTATACTTCTGGTAATCTACTCATATAGTTGCGATAACCCCAATCTACGTTTTCATAACCACCTGTAGGACTACCATTTTGTCCTGGACTGCCATTCCAAGCTCCAGAATTGCTATTGTAACCAGATATGGGACTGGATATACCACTTTTATTGACGAACTTTTTCTTATATGTCATATGTTTTATTTATCAAATTTCAGTGCCCTTAAAGTTTGTTATATTAAACTCTTGCAGCACTTAGAATATGTGATTGTGTTCCGTTACTTTCTTCTAATTCAGCGATCATTGTATCCAATTTATTTGATAGTGTTGCAAAAAAACTGTTTTGATTTTCCATATAGGATGAAATCTTAGTTGACAACTCTGTTATGCTAGACAAATCAATAGATGCAATATTATATTTTTCTGTAGAATCTGGTACAATTCCACCATCTGCCCTTGATATTAAATCATCAAGATTATTTTTACCTATTGCTTTTGTTACCCTAGCAGGTAAAACATATTCACCTGTACTAAGTGCAATTGATTGTCCGGTGTTTGCGTTAAATGCAGGTATACTATCACTGGTTCCTGTACCTGGACCTAAAATCATTCCTCCGTTAGCAAAATCATGTCTCGAGGTTTGATTTGAAGCGACAGGTGTTACCGGTGCAGGGTCAGCGGCCCTTTGTTTATTATACTGTTCCATTATTTCCGGTGAATAGGTTTTTCCGCCAGATATAGCTAATCCAATGACTGCCATTTGTGTTCTACTTAAAGGTTGACCCGGAACAACTCTTTCACCGGCAATTTTTGTATATGTTTCTTTACTTCTTATTACTGTTCTTGAAGGCGCTGCTGGTATTGTAGCGGTACTAGAACCAGCTTCTGCTGGTGCTGCTGCATCTGTTGGTGTTGCTACTGCTGCTGTTTTCTGTCCGCTTTTCATCTTTCTTTTTACTATTTCCGCTATCTTCCTTTCATGAATCTGAATACTCATCTGAGAGTCAGATCGTGGATTATACTGTTTTGCTAATTTAATAAATTCTTCATCTATACCTGGATAAAATTTTGATAAATGTGATACCGGTGTGGATCCAATTTCATAACTTTGTTTTGTATTCTCCCAATTAGGAAATTTACCTGTAGATGACGCGGCTGCTGGTGCTGCCGCTGCCGGTGTTGTTGCTACCGGTCTTGCCGCTGCTGGTGCTGCCGCTGCTGGTGTTGCTGGTGCTGCCGGTGTTGCTGCTACCGGTCTTGCCGCTGCTGGTGTTGCGACTGCACTTGCTTGTGAACCCGAACTAATTGAACCGCCTGATTCAGGAACTCCTACATGTAT